GAGCGTTGCTGTCGGACTTCGGTATTGGTGGGTTCGACTGGTTAGACCGCGAGGACTCTGAGTTTGAGGAACTAGAAGGTAAAGACTTCGACGAGGCTAACTCGGACCTTATTGCAGCAGTTCAACTGTGGGACTCTATCCCAGGTAAACTTTTATTAGAATGGGGTTTAGACGAGAAGGACATCGACGATGCTCAGATGTCTTACCCTTGTGAAGTATGGATGGTTGATAACATAGTTATTAAAGCCGTACTTAACTACGACCCTATCGGTCGTAAACCATATTACGTCTCGTCGTTCGAGAAGGTCCCGGGCCGTATCGACGGTAACGGTGTTTCAGATTTATGTATGGACGCGCAGAACATGTGTAACGCAGCTGCTCGTGCCTTAGCTAACAACATGGGTATTTCTTCTGGTCCTCAAGTAGGAGTTAACGTAAGTCGACTACCTGCAGGCGAGGACATTACGCAGATGTATCCTTGGAAGATTTGGCAGTTCCAGCAGTCAGAATACGGTGATGCTTCACAGCCTATTAACTTTTTCCAACCACAGTCTAATGCTCAAGAGCTTATGTCTGTGTTCGATAGGTTCATGGATATAGCTGACGAGATTACAGGTATTCCGAAATACATGACAGGACAACACGTCCCAGGTGCAGGACGTACGTCGTCCGGCTTGTCGATGTTGATTTCAAACGCTGGTAAGAGTATTAAGCAGGTTATAAGTAACATCGACCACGATGTGCTTAACCCGATGCTTGAGCGTCAGTACCAGAGAAACTTACGCTATTCACAAGACCCGGAGTTAATTGGTGATGTACAAATTGTTGCAAGAGGAGCGACCTCGCTGGTCGTCAAGGAAGCTGAAGCAGTTCGTAAAACTGAGTTCTTACGTCTGGTATTGGAAAGCCCTGTGGCACAGCAGATTGTTGGTTTGCCAGGAACGGCTGAACTATTACGCGACCTTGCTGGAAATCTCAACACCAATATTGACAGGCTTGTGCCATCTCGTGAAGAGGTCCAGAAACAGCAAGAAATAGCCGCTCAGCAACAGCAGGAGCAGATGATGATGCAAATGCAGCAGGAGCAGATGCAACAGGCACAAGGACAGGCACCTGCTAATTTACAGGAAGATGGTACTGAAATGGGGGGTCGACAAGACAACAATTTCAGCCCTAAACCTAATGGTAAGTGAAATTAAGTACCACAGACCCTTTTTCTTTGGTATTATGTATTTAAATGATTTACGTTAATAAGCTAGGAACACAAACGCTAAAGGCCCTAAAAGAGCTGAAAGAGCCAGGAAACGAGGCATTATTAACACTCCTGACGGATGAACTCGAAGGAGCTAAGCAGAAGCTGGTGTACGCAAACGAAACGGGAAAACTCCACCGTTTGCAAGGACGAGCAGAAGCTTTTGAAGATTTACTCAAGGCGATAAATGAATCGTCTAAGGTGATTGAGGAGCGATAGGAAACTATCGCATTTGTTAAGCACACCATAACGGGAGCAGCATACCAATAGGACGCTGCGAAACAGAGTTGGTGCTTTAAGGAGAAAGAAAATGGCATTGCCAAAACAAGTGCAAGCACAGCTTGCTGAAGTTGAAGAGTTAGAGAAAGTACTAGCCCAAAATGAAGGATTAGAAAAGACCGACGAGTCGAAGCTAAAAGTAGTTGAGGATACCAAGGACGAAGTAACTAAAGAGCAACCGAAGGAAGCACTTGCACCTGAAGAAGTAAAGCCGGCTGATGACACTAAAGATGTTACAGATGATTTTAAGCAGAAGTACAGTACCCTACGAGGTAAGTACGATGCTGAGGTACCTAGACTGCATCAGCAGGTTAGAGACCTTACAGACCAGTTAGGAAGTATCCGTAAGGATATGGACGAAGCGGCTAAAGTCAAAGATGAAACACCTAAAGAGAAAGTCAGTTATGTAACCGATGCCGATCGAGAAGAGTACGGAGATGATTTGATTGATTTCCAACGCAGAGTTGCCAAAGAAGTGTCCCAGGATTATGAGGGGCGCTTCGAAGCACAGGCGAAAGTAATTGCAGAGTTGCGCGAGCAGGTCTCAAGTACCGGTAACCAAATTGGAGAGGTAGGTTTTACCCAGAAGCTAAATGTTTTAGTTCCAGGGTTCGACCAACTTGACAATGACGAACGTTGGGTGTCGTGGTTAAATGAACATGACCCTATGTCTAGGGGACCACGACGCGACCAAGCTCAGTCCGCGTTTGACAGAGGCGATGCAGAGTCAGTAGCACATTATGTGAAACTGTTTAATGAAAGCATCGCACCTAAGGAACAAGGCAAGAGCGCTCGCCAGACAGAACTCGAGAAGCAGGTAACGCCAAACCGTTCAGCGAACACTAGTGATACTAAGAGCGCGGCAGGTTCTAAGATTTACTCATCTAAACAGATGGATAATGCTTGGGCCAAGACCCGAACTCTAAACACTAGTGGTAAGTATAGCGAGGCGGCAAAACTTGAAGCAGAGTTAACAGCTGCGTACATGGAAGGACGAGTTAAAAACTAGTCACGATTGTACTCAACAGCCGTTAACCTACAATGATGTTAAACTTTTATAAGGAGTAAGAAATGGCTGTTTTTCCAACCACCGGTAGTTTTACTACTAGCCCAACGTATTCAGGCGGTTTTATCCCACAATTGTGGTCTAATAAGCTGAATGCTAAATTTTATGCAAACACAATGCTTTCAGAAGTGTCTAACACTGACTGGGAAGGCGAAATTAAAAACCAAGGTGATACTATCCGTATCCGTACTGCACCGTCGATTACTATTAACGACTACGCTGGCGCTGGTTCAACACTAACAAGCGAAGTACCTGTACCAATCTACACTGATATGCAGATTAACAAAGGTAAGTACTTCTCTGTTCAAACAAACGACGTATTGGCACACCAAGCTGACATCGACTTGATGAACACATTTACTGATGACGCTGCTAAGCAACTGAAGATTTCTATCGAAAACGAAGCTTTCTTCAACTGGTTCTCTACTGAAGGTGCTGCTGCTGCCAATAAGGGCGCAACTGCTGGTGCAATTTCAAGTAGTTACAACTTAGGTACTGATGCTGTTCCAGTAAACGACACTACTGCACAGAACGTATTGAACACTATCTTAGCTATGTCAGCTGCTTTAGATGAGCAGAACGTTCCTGAAGAAGGTCGTTGGTTAATCATCTCACCTAAAGACCGTAATATCTTGATGCAATCTAACATTGCTCAAGCTTACTTCACAGGTGACCAGTCTAGTACTATTCGTACTGGTAAGATTGGTATGCTAGACCGCTTAACTGTATATGTGTCTAACTTGCTACCTCACGGTGCTGTAGGTAAAGCATTGGTTCCAGGCTTGTCTGCTACATCTACGGGTGCTACAGCATCAGGTGCTAAGCTACGTCGTATGATGGTTGCAGGTACTAAAGCATCATGTGCATTTGCTTCGCAAATCACTAAGACTGAGCCTTTACGTAACCAAACAGACTTCGGCGACATCGTTCGTGGTCTATCTGTTTACGGCCGTAAGGTTGTTAAGAGTGAAGCTCTTGTAACTGCGCTTGTAGGCACACCTTAATATAAGGTAGTCCTACGGGGAGGGGGGTTTTCCCCCTTCTTTTTAAAGCAATTTTACGGAGAAGCCTGTGGCGACAATTAAAGTTATTGATGTTATTAAACGCGTCGAAGATGTTATTCAAGATAGTAACGTTCGGTGGCCGCGCTTAGAACTGCAGAACTGGATTAATGAATCCTATTTGCAAATCGTTCTATTGCGTCCTGATGCGAATTCAAAAACCGGTACCTTTACGTGTGCTGTAGGAACCAGACAGGTTCTTACGACAGGCTTTTCTTCCGCTCTACGTCTATTAGACGTGGTGCGAAACCTAGCTACTTCCTCTAAAAAGAAAGTAGTTAGACTTATTTCTAGGAGTGTCTTGGACGACCAACGTCCTTCTTGGCATGGCGAGACCGGTACGGTCGATGTCCAGAACTTTACGTTTGACGCAAGACAACCTAAAGAATTTTTTGTTTACCCACCAGCTACTACAGACGCTCAAATTGAAGTCGTCTACGCTGATGCTCCAGGAGTTCACGCGCTGTCAGAAGCTTCGTTAGACCCTGCAGGAGCTAACACCGAGGTAATCAAGCTAGATGATGTATATCTAAGTGCAATAATTGATTGGGTACTATACAGAGCCTTTTCTAAAGATGCAGAGCACGCGGCTAACGCTTCTCGTGCGGGCGCCCACCATAGCGCATTTATCTCAGGAATCGGTGACAAAACTAAGAGCGACGTTAGCTCTGCACCTACGGAGGCTATCTAATGGCAGTGATATGGGATAAGTTGTACCCTTACGTACAACCGTACGTTACAGGGTGCCCGGAAGTTGTTATAAAGACACATCTACAGGAAGCAGCTGCAGAGTTTTGCGCTAAGAGTGAAATATGGCGCTACAACCTAGAGCCTAGCTACACTAGTGTAAACACTTCTGACTACGAGCTAGATGTACCTAACAGGGCTGTATTAGAAAACATTATGGTTCTAACGTTAGACGGTGTTCCACTAACTCACGTATCTGAACGTCATTTCATCCCTGCTACTTTAGTTAATGGTTCTGCTGTAACAGGCACGCCTACGCACTTCAGTGTGTTCGAAGATGCTAGTATACGTATGTACCCTACCCCTATTACTAAACACACGTTCACGGGCGTGCTAGTAGTTAAGCCTAGCTTAGCTGCTAAGGGGCTAGAGGACTTTATATTCGAGTCGCACGGCAGGTCTATAGCCGCCGGAGCTATTGCTAGAATCGCTGAGATACCTAGTAAAGAGTGGAGCGACCCTGAAGTTTCTATGAGAAGTAAGATTGAATTTGAGCGTGCAATGTGCGCTGCTAAAGGAAGAGACACTAGACGCGTAAATATGCGCGTAGCTTCAGTTAACTTTTAGTTGACAAGGAGCACCTGCTAGGGTAAAGTTACCTTAACTTTAATTGCATACCAAATGCTGAGAACAACCCGACTAAGTCGGTTAAATATTGGAGGCCTAAATGGCGTATTACGACACAATCAACCTCGTATCGGGGGATGATAAACCAGAATTAAACTTCACACTACGTGATTCAAACACTGCAGCTGCAGGTAAAACGCTTGATGAAGACGACGCCACTACGTGGGCTCCTATTGACTTAACTTCGCAAACGGTACGGATTAAGTTCCGTTCTTTAGGCGGAGACACCGTTCTTGACACTATGACTTGCGGTAAAACTGCCCCCTACACGGACGGTAAATGCTTCATGCAATGGAACCCTACAACTTTAGATGTTGATGCTGGTACTTACGAAGGTGAAATCGAACTGGAAGACACCTCAGGTAAGAAGCTAACCATATTCGATAAGCTCAAGTTTAAGGTAAGAGCAGACTTCTAGTACAGTGGCTATACGCGCTACAATATCAGTTGAACTACTACAAGCTAGTGTTAGCGCTGCTAGAACAACCACGTCTGTAACCTACGAATTATCACACGCTACAGGTATCTGGACTGACCCAGACTCTAACAATAGAATGCCTAAGGATGAGTTCCCCTTAAGTGATGTACGCTTTAATCTTGTAGAAAAGAACGTAGCTGATAGCTATGACGTTACTGATTTCCGTAGTGCCGCTACGCACTTATCTAAAGAAGACGGTGCATCTGTAGCTGATGTGTTCGCTAGAGTGGTGGCTTACAATAGAAGCTTCACGGATGCCTTCACGCTAGATGACCTAAGCCAGATAGATAAAGACTTCTATGGTAATAAGGGCAACATATTTGCCTTTACAGATGTCATAGGGCTTACCCACGAGAAGAATTTAACAGACAACTACACCGTTGGTGATGTAGTAGAAAACCTAGTAGCCAAAGTATTTAACGACAACTACACGTTTGGTGATACCTCATATTTAGACATCTCTAAAATACCAGATGATGACTTCGTGTTCGCTGATTCACAGGCTAAAGCATCTAGCAAAGCTACTACAGATATCTTTAGCTTTAGTGACATCCCCTCTGTAGGAACATACTTACCGAAATCAGATGACTTTAGCTTATCTGAGATGTACTTAACCGCAATTACTAAGTACGTTACAGATGCTTTTGTTCTAGACGATGCTACACAGGTAAACAAGGATTACTCAGGTAACAAAGGAAACCTCGTAGCGTTTACAGATGTATTAAGCAGAGTACTGCAGTACAAGCGTGCCTTTTCAGAAACACTAACCTTTACTGATGTACCGGCGTTAGGCCTGCAAAAGAAAGTTAGTGACATGTTTAGTGTCTACGATGAAAAGCCAAACCCTCTAAATGCTAGCACACTAAATGCACAATCGTTTAACGCACAAGAGAACCCTGTACTAATTACCACAGGGNTAGGTAGNAGTGACGGTGTAGGCTTTACCGAAGTAGCAGCAGTTACCCAAAGTAAGGCACTAACCGACTCCACTGTAGTCGATGACACAAATGCGATATTAGTAAGCAAGCCTAAGACCGATTCCTTCGGTGTGTCGGATGACAGCTATGTTAGTAGCGGGGTTAACCCTTCGGACAGCATTTCGTTCGGGGACTCGTACGAAAGGGTACTAAGTAAAGTATTAAGTGACGCCTTTGTTTTAGATGACGCAGCGCTAATCAACAAGAACTATCTTGGTAACAAGGGCAACCTAATTGGGTTATCAGAGTTGGTATCGTTAGTTACTACATACAAGAGAACTATAAGCGACTCTGTTGCTTTGAGCGAAACCCTTGATACAGCATTCAACAAAAACGAAACAGAAAACATCACACTAAATGAGTTAACAGCTTTTGTACATAGTAAAGGGTTGACTGATTCAGCTATAGTTGTTGATTCTAGTAGTGTTTCATTAAACAAGTCAAAGACCGATTCCTTCGGTGTGTCGGATGACAGCTATGTTAGTAGCGGGGTTAATCCTTCAGACAGTATTTCATTTAGTGATTCTTATAGTAGAACACTAAGTAA